CTTTCATTAATTAATTTCATCGTGGTATTTTCTCCAACTATCCCATCAACTTTTAATTCTTTTTCTTCCTGATAATCCCTGATTTGCTTGTCCGTCATTGAGCCTAGCTTGCCATCTATCCCACCAGGATTTGGCACTTTATAATCGTTAAGCAGAATATCCTGTAACCACTTAACTTGTTGTCCTTTTCTTGTATTATTTAATCCTAATAGTTTTAATTCCATATCTTCCTCCTCAATTATTGGTTCAACTATATTCGGTATCGGTGCTTTCTCTTTCATTAATTGCTTATAATTATTCCAGTAAGGACTCCGCACTTTCCCATTATAAATAAAAGAAAGCCATCTATATTTATCCTCATTAGATAGTCCTATAAAGACTACTGGAAAATGTATACAGCCTATTTTCTCAGCATAACGTAACTGCATTAATAAAGTTTTATATCCACTTTCTTTTGCAACATTACTGTAATTTGCTTCCGTACAATCAAGTATTTTTTTATGAGATGTAGCCCAATTAAGTGCCAGGTTTGTCCATTTAGAACAATCACTTTCTTTTAGGCAACTTCCCTGTATATGTATATCAAGTACATCAAAATTAGAATGATTTAAGATATATTCATACATATTGCCTTTAGCCTGGGAAAGCAAGAATTCCTCATTACCTGCTCCTACTAAAAATCTATTCTTAACCTGGCTATGTGCTATATTAATTAGATGAGCATATTTCTCTTTAGTCAGTCTTTTCATAGGCTCATTTATAAGAGATAATCTGCAATTATGCGTATTAGCTCCCAAAGAGATAAGTTTTTGTACTACATTCTCTACCCTGTGTCGCCACTGCTCATCGGTGGGATTATATCCAGACTCCCAGCAGATATTGAAAATTAGATATATACCGTTATTTAGTGCTTTTTGTGTAATCCCCCAGCAGTCGCTTATCCTATAAGGATATTGTCTTGTTTCTACAATGTGGCAATCTAAGGTAAATCTATCCTGGAATATAGCTCCTGAAGCTCCCATTTTTATAGACATACTATAAACCTTCTACAAATCTTTGAATAAAAAATGCACCTACCCCAAAAATAAGGGCAGCAAAACTAAGACCAATAGCTATAAATACCTTGTTTATTATTGACCTATTTGACTTTGCCAATTCAGTTGTAGAATTTAGAGTTCCATTCATTAATTTCAATTCAACCGCTATATCTACGATAATGTCTTTCATATTTTTCTTATGTAAATCTTCCCGTAATTTATCGATATTTATTGCCATTATTTTTCCTCCGCTTCCCTTATGCCTGCCTTGTCGTTTTTGTTCATTTATAAAATCTCCATATTCCAAAATTAAAATTGTTCCTATAAATAAAAGACCTCCTAAAATTAAGAGGCTAAAAATATATATAAAATTGCATTTATAATTTTATGCTATGTTACAAAGCAATAATCTTCATCTTCTTCTATCAATATACTTGCTGATATTAATGATCTAACATAATCTGTACCTAATTGCGGAGCCATTTCCACCCATGCATCAATCCCATTCCATTTAAGTAATTGTCCAGTATCCGTACATCCATATAATTCATTATTATGTTCTATTATTTGAAATACATACGAAACCGAATCAAATTTAGGAGCAACCTCTATCCACGCATCTACCCCATTCCATTCCAGTAGTTTTCCGTTAGGAGAGGTACTTGCATAGAGTTTGTCATTATATTCTTCTAAATATTCAATTGATTCTCCTATTGAGTCAGCAACCTCTATCCATGCATTAATATTATTCCATTTATATAACGCTCCATTACTTGCTCCGCCATAAAGAGAACCATTAAATGCCTTCAATCCCCAAATATTGTAAGCACCCAATGAAGCTACTTCTACCCATGCATCTACCCCATTCCACTCAAGCAATACTCCATGAGCGGAATTTTCTCCTGCATAGAGTTTGCCATTATATTCTTCTAAACTAAACAATATTACATAAGGCTGCAAAGTATCTGCAACTTTAACCCACGCATTAGACCCATTCCATTCTTGTAATTCTCCTCCAGCATATCCTACACCATAGATTTTATTGTTAAAAATTTCCAGATTGTATATTCTTGACAAAATTAATTCATTAGCTCTTGTTATCCATGTATCTACTCCATTCCATTCCAGCAGTTTTCCGCTAAAGGCAGTGCTTCCATAAATCTTTCCATTAAATAATATCAAGTCAAATATCCAATCCTCACCTATATTACCGGCAACCTCTATCCAAGCATTTATCCCATTCCATTCATATAGTTTTCCATGAGCTACTGTCCCACCATAAATTTTATATGCCATTATCTACACCTCAGTGCTGCTACTACTCTTTCCGCAACACCATCTGTATCAAGAATATCTACATTTAATAAATCACCATAGGCTACAGGAAAATCAACAGCTATTGAAGCCCCTGCTCCAACTTCTCCTTCTCCTGGTGCCACATATTCTCCAAATGGAATTGTAACTTCTCCAACATTAATTCCATTTTGATTCATTCTAATAATTACATCACTAATAGTTGGTTTCCACGCACAATAACACCAAATCTCATAAGCCGTACCAGCACTATCAACATGTACTATTGGTCCTTGATAATAACCAATTTTTAATATACCCCCTATATACATTATCCAAGTTCTAGGCAATCCTGTTGGTATATCTCTAGGAAAAGTTACATCTCTTATATCTAATGCTCTATAATCATTGCTAAAGGTTATATTTTTAATAGCTTGCCGTAATTCACTAATCGGCTCTACTATTGATTTAAATTTATCAGCAAGTTCTGTAATCTGATATCTGGGATCTGTTAAATCCTTTGCTATCTTTTTAACCCTTACATCTACATTTATATCTAAATCAACATTATAAACCCTTAAAGTGTCGCCTAAATTTATAATCTCATCTGCCCATTTTGGAATTATAGTTGTATTCCAGGTATTTATCTTATATCGATAAATGGGATTATCATACAAATTTAAATAAGCCTGGCCATAGTTCATTAAAACAGTCTTATCTGCAATATTAGTATACAGAGGATATGGTTTAATGTTTTTATAATCTGAAATATGGGGACTATCAAGATAAGGTTTTCCAGTTGGATTTACTGACTCTATTGTAATGTCATCTTTGCCAAATAAATACAGCCTTGTTATAAGTTTTGTAGGATCTCTTTCTCTTTCTATATAATCACTATTTTTATCACATCTAATCTGCAATTTTGTAACAGTGCCAATTTGTTGTTTTAAATCTACAATCCTTGAAAATGAATCATCTTGTTGTTTGATAGCATGAAAATCTATTTCTCCATTAAATTCTTTTGCTATTAGATTTATTGCTGCTAATGCTGTTATCATTTTATTACTTTTTACATTTCCAGTTCCTTCTATATCTGATGTTCCTGCGGACCAAGTAGTTCCAGATAAAATACTAGCCAATGCTACAATACAAGTTATTCCATTATATTCAAATGGTGCAACAAGAAAATCATTAAGTTCAGTCATAACGTGGTCTAATTTTACCTTAAATATCAGGCCATTTTTATCCTCTATTTCATTTATTTTTCTGGCTATAAATAATTCTTTTTCAAATTCAATGTAGCATTCTTCCTGTATATAATCATTCTTTTCAATTTCCAGCTCAGCATGCCATAAGCCATTTATTTCTTTGGTATATATCAGACTTATTGGTTTGGTAATACTTAATATATTTGGTTCTGCCATTATTTTTTATCTCTTATTAAAATTATTACTCGTTTTAAATTAGCAGGATAATGAAAAACTTTATAATAAGCTTCTACTCCACTGCCAGAATCTATAAATATGGGTATCCAGTCTCTTAAAAATATGTCTATTCCTACCCCACTATCAGCAAATTCCCTTAATTTATTAGCTATCCAGGATTCTGCACCACTGCCAGAATCTTCAAGAAGTAGAACTTTATCAACTAATAAATTTTCTAAGCCACTACCGCTATCTGAAAAATCAATAAAAATTACTTGGGGAAGTACCCATTTATCTGTCCCCTCTCCACTATCTATAATTGATAGAATTTTATCTGCTAATAATATCTCTGCACCTTCTCCAATATCCTCAAAGAGTTTTTCTTCTGGCCCTGCTATTGTATATATACAGTAAATAGACCATCTTGTTGTACTCCAATTATCATGAGTCCAAGAAGCGGGTAGTGTAGATAAGTTATCAATAGAACGATTATCACCAGTTCCTGAGTCATAATATAAATTACCATTACCATTACCAACAGCTACTCCATAAATTACACCATTAGATAAGGATTGTGATTGACCTCCTACCGAATACCAATCCATAACATTACTTAGATTAACTGTAACTTCAGTAGCAAGCCTATTTTTAGGTGTAGTTTCAATATTATAGATAGCCATATCAAAACTTTTGTCCGCTCCTTTACCATATAAAAAAAAAGTAGTTACAGTATCTCCTGTTGTAGCTGTATGAACAAAATTAGCACCAGCCATACATATACAGTTGCCTAATGCGTATGGAGATGAACCTGCACCTGTATATCCAAAAGTCAAACCTGCTGCATGCTTTATTGGATAAACTGCTTTATCCAAAAAGTCTTGAGGAATAGTTATTGATAAAATTCCTTTATTTATATCAATATTTAATTCCCCCCAAACTTCTGTTCCCATTGAATCAATTATTTTTGGTCTAAAAATATGCCCAACTTTTCCACATTTATATTCCTTACCACCAACATAATTTATCTTATTTTTAGAAGCATAAACTGCATAAGAACCAACAATATTATCGGGTCTATTTGCTCCTCCATCTTTTTCTTTCTGAGTAAGCTCTGGTTGATAAAAGAAATCTAAACCCTTAGTTTGCAGAGTAAACTCTATTTTATTGGTTGTTGGTTTTTCTTCTAGGATAACTTCAAATTCATAGCCACCTTCACCTTCGGAGAAATCATAAAAATTAGCCTTAATCTTTCCTTTAGACCATACTATTTTATCTTGGGAAGTTATTATTGTTTCAGTTGCAACTTTATCATCTTTTAATCTAAATGATAGATTTACTTCATTATCCCAACGCATTATTTTAATTTGGGGTTGAAACTTTGTAGTATCTTTGCTATCTCCTATTTCGGTCTGGATTAAATCTTTAGGATTATCTTTAGGTTTATAGGAAAAAGAGTTAGTTATCCTATCTACACGATATTTATTTGCTATTAATTTTGATATTTTACTTGCTATCTTAGCCATTTAATTTAATTCCTTTATGATAAAGTTATTTCTAGTTTAGCTGTCCAAACTTCGCCTTCTGTTTTTGTACCCTTATCAGCTACTACTCTGTTCATGAGAGTAGGAGTCTCATTTCTTGCTCCGCATTCTTGCCAATGAAAATTAGCATCACTTGAACCAAATTCTGCCTGAAAAGTAACTTTCTGATTTGATACCTGCGGATATGTAGCTTCCATTGCTTTCCAAGTTCCATCAGCAAGTAAATCTGATTGTGTAGCATTAGCAGCAGTATTGTCACTTCCAACTCCAAGCTCTGCATTTGAATTATCAAAATGTAATGCACTTTCTCCAATAATAAGATTCCACATTAAAGTCATACCAGCATTTAATAAACAATTTCCTGCATCAAATTCTTCTACGGTTCTTTCATAATGCTTTTTCTTCTTATAATCTGCTTCGTTTTTGTATTTAGTTATAGTTAAGACTTCAACTAGTTTGCCTTTTTCTTCCATCTTTCCTCCTTATAAATAAATTTTTCTAAAATTAATATTCACATCGACATCTAAAGTTGCATCATCTGTTCCAACTTCCATTAAGTTATTTCCAATTTTAAGCAATATAAATTCTCCTTTTCCATCTCCACCATCTCCAAATCCTGCTGGCGAATTTACATCATTTAACCTAATTGATAAATTCTTGCTACTAATTACCAGAACATCTGTAGCTACAAAAGACTTTGATATATCAAACCTACATCCATCTACAGTTGTATTACGCAGGTAAATATGAGTCTGAACCTGGTTAAATGTAATAGTGCAAACAGGATAAGCCCAGTACTGACCATTATTTGCGATTGTCCATTGATGACCTTTTGTTGCATTATATTGGGTATCATTGTCTGGTGTAATTGCATAACCAAAGGGGTCGTTGCAGGTAAAGGGTAAGTCTATTAATGCATAATTATCTTTTTCATCAATTATATCATATTCCAAATATTGGCAATTCCAATATCTATCATTTGCATTGGATAAAATTAACTGCTGATCTTCATCAGAGTAAAGAAATACCGATAATTCATCCAACTTCGATTTTAAATCATCATAATCGGTACACTTCATAAATCCCTTTAAAGTTAATTGATTTGATACAAACTTCTTGCTTAACTGTATAAGTCCTGGCATTTTAGGAATATCAATTGTAGTTTGAGATTGTTGAGGTATTAGAGGCTTTTTTATATCATAGCAATAAAATAATTTATCAGATAGGTCAGTGCCATCAAAACTTGCATCAAATAAAGTTCCCCAGATTGATATGATACTCATTTTATACCAACTCCTCTCTGCTTTGTTTGACCCTGGGCATAAAGATATTCAGATGTTTTCTCATATATAACCTGACCATCAAGTTCAAGTACATTTCTTATTAGAATTGGTTGATTTGATATATTGTTATTTGGTCTGGTATTGGCAGCATTAAATATTAGTTCAGCCAGATTTTTTTGTTGACCAGTATTTAAAATAACTTCATTTTCGTGAGCCAATACTGGTATTTCTCTACCTGTCTGTGGGGTAACTATCCCATAAGCAGCAGAAAGGATTGGAAGTCTTGCACCGTCATTGCCAATAATTCCACCAGAAGAATAAGCCTTTACTATACCCCCCATAGAATATGCTCCCATCATACCTATTTGTCTGCCTTTGAATGTAATTGTTACTACTTTACCATCTAATTTGTTTGCTTTATTGGTTACATCTTTTATTGCTTTATCAACATCTGTAGTATCAGCATCTATATCTAATACTCTTAATCTAGTAGCTGTATCAACACTAATTCCCAACTCATCAGCTTTATCCATTATCTGCTGTCCACTTAAACCAAATCCTTCCGCCAGTGCAATAAAATTCTCTATTCCCGTATCAGCAACATTTTTATAGAGTGTATTTATATCAATATTATTTTTTTCAGCATATTCAAGTATATCAGCTGTAGACATTCCAAATTCATTAGCTATCTCCTTAAATTTTTCTATACTAATATCTCCAGTTGCTACATATTGCAAACCTAATTCTATAGCTTTTTTCCGTGCTTCTTCCTGCTCTTCTGTAGTTGCTTCAATTTCCTTTGAAAGTTCAAAAGCGGTTTTTATATTCGCTATCATTGCGTCATCTAAATTATTTTGCGCTTTCATGGCTTCTACTGAATCTATACCATGTTCTTTGATAGCTTCTGCTAAGGCTTTTTCAGCTTCTTCTACTGCCCAACCTGCTTCTTGAAAGTCATTATAAGTAGTAATACCACCAAAAATATCATCTATTAATTCATTAAAAGCACCCCTTAAATCATCAACTGATTCTGTCTGGTCATCTATATCACTAGTAGTATCATCTATTTCAATACCTAATGCTTCCATTGCTTCTTCAGTTAGACCTAATTCTTTAATAAGTTCTTTTTGTCTTTCTGTAAGTTTTGTAGTCAACCCTAATCTTTCTGCTTCTCCACTGTTTAGAGTTTTAGTTATTAGTATATATTCTTTTATATTTTTGCTGGTTTCTTCAACTGCATCATCGTATTCGGTTTGATTTATTGCTCCTATTTCTAACTGTCTTCCTAATTTATCTATTTCTAAAGCAGCTTCTGGGAAAATATCTCTATATTTTTCAATACAATTTATTGCTTTATCTGTTACTAAAATTTGTTCTTCGGTTACTCCCGCAAGTTCTAACATTTTTTCTATCTGTTCATCTGTTGCTCCCATAAGTTTCCATATCTTAACGCCAAGCGTATCAACAAATGGAACAAAATTAAGGAATGTTTTTGTTACACTTGCTGTACCTTCCTCTAAATCTTTTATTGTTCTTACAAGTCCACGAACACTTACTCCAAAGTGAAATAATCCAGCAGCAATTGCGGTAATAAATCCACCCATTACCCCAGCCGATACTCCAACTTTTACAGCTAAAGCAGTTATTACAGTATTAAGACCAACTACAATTTTTGTAAGTCCACTTAATGCATAAGCTACTGGTCCAATGGCAGCAGCAAATATTCCAAGATTTACAACCAGATTTTTCTGGGTATCTGTTAGGCTATCAAACCAGTCTATTGCTTTTTTAATCTGTTCAACTAAACTCATTAATCTTGGTCTTAATATGTCAAATATGGATATACCTACATTTATGAGTTCGTTTTTAAGTTGTTCTACCTGTGCAGCAAAAGACTCCATTTGTTTTTCAGCAACGTTTTCAGTAAATCCTGTAGCACTTCGCAAGTCCTTTTCATAACCCCTAATTGCGTCAGAAGTTCCAAGCAGTGTCATCATTGCTGAAATTGACCTATCTTGGAAACCTAACATCATAAGCGTTGCTCTTTTTTCCTTATCGCTCATACCGTCTAAAGCAGTCTCTAAATCCCCTATAACATCAGCAATATTTCTTACATTGCCGGAAGTATCAAATACATTTACGCCAAACTTTTCAAACGCTTCCCCATTTTCAATAGCAGAACGCTGCAAATCCCTAAGTACAATGTTTAACCAGTTTCCAGCTTCACTACCTTTTACACCCTGATCAGCCCACGCAGCAAGTACTGCCACACCTTCTTCAATATCCTTGTTTAGAAGTTTTAATGCTGCTCCTGCTTTATTAGTCAAACTTTCTGAGAACTGCTGTACTGTTGCATTTGATAAGGTGTTAGCTTTTACCAGTACATCGGATACACGGGTCATATTTTTCATATTTTTTACAACGTCATCTCTTATGGTAAGACCTAGAGCTGATTGTGCATCAGTTAGTAAGTCAGTTGCAAGTGCCAAGTCAAACTGTCCGGCCTGTGCAAACTTGGCAACTCTTGGTAATGCTTCAATTGATTGTGCTGCGTCAAGTCCTGCTGAAGCCAGATAGAAATATGCATCTGCTCCTTCCTTAGCACTAAAAGTAGTATATTTTACAACATCTTTAGCGGTCAGTTCCATTTGCCTGCGTATCTGTGGGGTAATATTATTCATAATAGCAAGGGATTTAGTCATGCCACTATCAAAGTCCATACCTGCCTTAACTGAAGCAGCACCTACTGCCAGAATTGGCAAGGTTACAAATTTTGACATATTCTTGCCAACAGATGTAAGACCTGCACCTATTTTATTTAGTTTTGCATTTATGGAGGCAGTCTGGGTCAGAGCCTGACGGTCAAGCGTAGACAATTGCATTTTAGCAGTTGTAACTCCTGCTTGAAGTCGTCTTGTTTCTAGTCCAATTTCAGCCCAGATTGTCCCAATATTCCCAAATGCCATTTAATTCCTTTCAGCTAATTTATCACTTATTAAAGTAAATGCTTTATTCTGTTCTACAATCTTTTCTATATAGGTTTTTTCTCCCCTCATGTTATAGAGATAGAGGCAAAGTTCATTTAAGCAAAAGGCTATATAACTATCCTTAATTCTAAATAGGTCAGATACCTTCTCGTTATTTTCCTTTGCGACTATCGCTATTCTTTTTAAACTCTTCAATTTTTTCTCTGAGCTTACGAAAGGGAAGCAGTCCCAGAACCCCCGTCTGGGTATAGTTAAATATTGCAGTTAGTTGTTCATCATTTAATATTTCTGCCACGTCCTTATAGGCAGGCTCAACCAGTGAACTTTCTGCAACTGCATGCAGTATTTCACTAAAACTTTTTATATCTCCATGCTTTTCCCCTTCATATATTTTTTGCGCAGTAGCCAGCAACGTGTTAGGGATTGTGCCATTTTTACATAAGGTCAACAGTGATGGCCTTTTTAACCTGGCTACCAGCGGCGTGCCCTCATCAAATGGGGGGAGTTCCACAACTTCACCTTTCTTGAGATTATCTAAATCTCCGATAGAAGTTACTTTCTTGTCTTCCAATTTTTACTCCTTATTTAATTTTTATGTTATTCTATTTCACTAACTTTTTTATACTTAATTGCAGGTAGTACCGGACTACCGGATTCATTATTTCTTGCCTCTATACTGTAAGCAGGTTTTCCAAATACCTTATCGGCATTTGTATCTGTAGACCTCTTACCCTTACAGAATGGAAGTGTAAACATAATGAAACCATCTTGAACACTACCCCTGTCGCTTTCAGTGTAGTTAGCAACCCATATAATCATTGAAAATGGATATGCTTCTTCAGCATCACTTATTGGAGATTCCCACTGTGAGTCTCCGGGTGTTGCCACTCCACCGCAGATTGTCTCATCTACTTCAGGCATTAATGCTGCAAGTATGATATCAAAATTTACTCCCACAAATTTATCGTCTTCGTTTATCAATGCGCAAATATCATCTCCTCCTCTATGTACCTGTTCCTCGCCATCAATATAGATAAAACTATATGCCGCACTCTGGGGATTAGTGATATCATATTCGATTGCCGAAGGATCATCTGCTCCCGTGGCAAGCAGGTTTATTAATCTTATCTGTCTTACTCCGTATAAGTAACTTTTTGTTGGATCAGCCATTTCATTTACTCCTTTTCTTGTTTTGTTTTTGTATATAAAAAAAGACACCTGAAAAGATGTCTTTAATTTTTGAAATATTTAATTGTTAATTTAGCTTATGTTCTTGCTCCCCCGATGTCGAAATCAACACGCTTGGAAAATAAGTTTCTTACATCATCGTGATAATCTTCTAATACTTTTATAAATTCCGGTACAAACTTATATCCGGCCGGTACGGTTGTAAGGGTTACACCATTTAGTTTTTGCTTAACCAGTACAACCAAATCATCTAGGGAGATAAAGCTATCAGGACTATCATATATAAAAATTGAAAATCCCCAAATAGAACCTTGCCTGTTATCAACTGCCGAATCTTCCCCCATCATTTTTATAGTACAATAAGGTGTAACTGTACCTTCGGGTGCTGTAAAGGGTTGAAAACAACGATTCCCAAATTCAGTTATTTCTATAAGTTCTGTATAAATTGCTTTTCTCATATCTTACTCTCTATTATTTGCTTTACTCTATTCAAAAATTCTGGGCTAAGTTCATTTAAAGTTTTTTCAAGGATTGCAAATCGGCCGTCATTTGCAAGTTCCAGCCACACCCCATAATCCACACGATGGCCGAGTTCGATAATTCCCTGCGTTCCCTTCCAAACAAATTTACCATATAGGCCCTGCTCTGCATGATGGGTCTGGTTTTTCCACGGATGTTCCGCTTTAGATTTTGCAGCTGCTTGACTTGCAATTATAGTACCTACTCCTTGCACACCTGCCATCTTTTGCTGATACCATTTATCTAAATTATTGAATACTTGACCCATTCCTTTTAACATT